TCCGCAAACAAATGCATTGATTTTTTCGTTTAAATTGCATATAATAAAAGCACAGACAGATTGTCTGTGCAGCGGTTAGAGCGTCCAATTAAAATGCTCGTTTAAAAGCGGTTAGATTGTCCAATGAAAACAATCGGTTAATAGCAGTGGGTGGATTGCTCCACCCACTTTTTACATTCAGGAGGCTCTATGGATTGGTATGTTGTTGACAAAAAATACATAAACTACCTGACACAGTTTGATTCCCGTGTAGGGTATGTGGAATATGGGGAGCGTTTGAAACTCCATGTAGGAATTCTTCTCACGGTCGGAGATTTCCATTACTATGTTCCCATCTCTTCTGCCAAGCCCAAGCACCAGAAAATGTCCAACAGTCTGGATTTTCACAAACTTCAGGATGAAACTTCCGGGTATCTCTATGCCGTATTGAATATCAATAACATGATTCCTGTTCCCGACAACTGCCTTACACAGTTAAAATACAATCAGGTGGCAAATTTCCGTTCTTTCAGCGATGAGAAGGAGAAAACAAACTACATTTACCTTCTCCAAAAAGAAAAAGCCCTGATTGACAATGTTCAGGACACAATTCAAGCCAAAGCCCTGAAATTATATCAGAAGTGTATTGCCAAACCGGATTCTTCCTTAGCCGCAAGATGCTGTGACTTTAAAATGCTGGAGGAAAAATGCAGTTCTTACTCTGGTACATAAACAGGTTATATACTGTCATCAAAAGTTTTTCTGTTCACCCGGAGAAACTTTTTTTATTAAAATACCAAAATCCCCCGGTCATCATATACGCTTCCATCTGTTCCGAGGTTGCGGATGGCACGGTCAAGTGCCATGACGGTTGCCACGGCTGCATCGATTTTCTCCGTACTCTTTTCCTTATCCATCTTGATATTCCCCGCCGGGTCCTGTCTGACATATACGTTATCCATCATCCAGCGGAGTACCTTATGCCCTCCGTGTGCGATTCGTTCTTCCAGTGTCAGCTTCATCAGTTCCTTTGTCGGAGGACTCATGTCCTTGTAACCCTGTCCGAAAGGAACAACGGTAAATCCCATGCCCTCCAAGTCCTGCACCATCTGGGTCGCACCCCATCGGTCAAAAGCTATCTCCTTAATGTGGTACTTCGTGCCAAGTTCCCCGATGAAGTTTTCTATGAATCCGTAATGAATGACATTTCCTTCCGTTGTCTGAAGGCATCCTTCCCTTTCCCACACATCGTATGGGACGTGGTCCCGTCTGACACGGAGTTTCATGTTGTCTTCCGGAATCCAGCAGTACGGCAGAATCATATATTTTTCATCATCCGTCCTCGGTGGGAACACCAGAACAAATGCCGTAATATCCGATGTGCTTGAAAGGTCAAGACCGCCATAGCAGTCCCTTCCGACAAGTGCCTCCTCGTCCACGGGGAATGCACAGGCATCCCACTTGTCCATCTGCATCCACCTTGTGGACTGCTTTACCCACTGGTTTAGACGGAGCTGTCGGAAGATATTTTCCTCGGCGGCATTCTCCCTTGCACTGATATAGGCATTCTGTACTTTCTCGATGTCTATCGTGTAACCGAGGGACGGATTGGATTTGTACCAAGTTTTTTCACTCGTCCAGTCATCCTCATCGGATGCTCCGTATATCACGGGATAAAATGTCGGGTCAATCTTCCTGCCCTCAATGATGTCCACCGCCTTCTGATGCTGTTCAAAGCAGATGGAATTTCTGTCCGTCCCGGCTGTCGTTATAAGGAAATACAGAGGCTGTGTTCTGGCATCGCCGGACCCCTTGGTCATGACATCAAACAGTTCCCTGTTCGGCTGGGCATGAAGCTCATCAAAAATGACCGCATGGACATTCAATCCGTGCTTGGTGTATGCCTCTGCCGAAAGCACCTGATAAAAGCTGTTGGTCGGCTTATACACCAGACGCTTTACCGACATGACGGGCTTTATTCTTTTCTTGAGTGCCGGACACTGGTCCACCATGTCAACCGCAACATCAAAGACGATGGATGCCTGTTGTCGGTCGGATGCACAGCCGTACACCTCCGCACCCCACTCCCCGTCACCGCAGGTCATGTATAATGCAACCGCAGCCGCCAGTTCCGATTTCCCGTTCTTCTTGGGTATCTCCACATAGGCGGTATTGTACTGCCTGTACCCGTTTTCCTTTACCGTGCCGAAAATGTCACGGATGATGGAATCCTGCCAAGGGAGCAGTTCGAAGGGAACTCCCCTCCACTTTCCCTTGGTGTGTTTCAGGCAGTTGATGAAGTTTACAGCGTGATCCGCTTTTTCCATGTCAAACATTACCTGCCACCGCCTTTCACGAGCAGAAGCTCCATCTCATCGCTTTCCCTGTCTTCCCCGTTGTCCGTAACAATACGGCTTCTTGCGGAAGGGGTAAGCCCGAACTGCTCACAAAACTTATTCATGATTTTGAGGTAGGTCTGTGCGATGGAAACCTGTGGCACCTGTTGCCAGTAACCGCTTGGTGTTTTTACGATTGTCCCGTGCTGTGTGATGAACTCCTCGGCTTCCTTCCACCTTGCGTATGCCTGACAGTACCCGGCAAAGGCAGCCATATCGATTTCCGTAAGGATTCCAAGCTGCTCCAACTGTCTGCTCATTCTTTTCCATTCCTTCTTTGCCTCATCCTCAAGCCATGCCGGACAGCGCGGGGCTTTCTTTGCAGGCTTCGGCTCTGCTGTATTAAGGCTTCTCTTGCCCGGATTGCCCTCCAGCACCTTAACCGCCGTAGGCTTTGGTTTTCTTCCTCTCTGTGCCACTGTCCTCACCTCCGATCTATGGCATCAAAAAAGGACTCCCGAAGGAATCCTCTTTGTTTTTCTTTTCTTCTTGCAATATTTTAATTATATTCTTTCATCAGAATGCCGTATGCAGCCATCGCTGCTTCATTTTTTTCATCAGGCTTAACATCCCATCCTCTGTCGTAATTTACTACAATTTTGCCCTCAATTTTTATCTGCAGCTTGGAAATTCTGCCTCCGTCAATTCCCCACCCGCTTTTTTCATCAAAGTGTCTGCACCAGTAATGAGCCACCTTATATTTTCCATCTCCTGTCGGTACTCCAATTGTTCCTTCCTGCCACATGATTTTGTCCTCCTTTTCTTTTGGTAGGTACATATTCGCTCTAAACCACCATTATATCCAGTCAATTCTGCACCATAAATGTACCAAACATCCACGGCACGGATTGTGTATTTTACAAATCGTCATCCGTGCAGCAGGTCATCCCCATCTGCAGCTTCAGATAAATGTTCGTGTACCTCTCCTGCTCACTTCCTTCCGAGCCGGCCATTGCCTGAAGGAAGAAGGCTTCCGCCTCCTCCCTTGTTTCCCATGTTTCCTCCCTGCCGTAGCAGACCGTTTTTATCTTTTCCATGTTCCCTCCTAAAATTCAAACTCGATTGTCAGCATCTGTTTTCCAAGAAAAATGTCGTTCTGGATTAACGGGTCCTCCATGAAGGTTTCCTTTGCTTCCTCAATGTAGCGTTTCAGGGCTTCCTCACCGACCAGCTCTTTTACCGCCTTCCTTGTTGTTTTCTTTCCGTCTAAGTAAAATTTTGTTTTCATGGCTTTGTGCCTCCCTTTCTTTTGGTAGGTATATATTCGCTCTAAACCGATGATATATCCAGTCAATTCCGCACCGTAAATGTACCAAACATCCACGGTGCGTTTTGTGTATTTTACAGGCTCATCTTAAATGCTGGAATTCTCCGCTTGACACCAATTTTCTCTGCTTTCCAGTCATCGAATCGGCTGTTGATTTCCACCAGCCCGTCAAGGTGCAGTCCCCTTTTTTCAAATTCCGCAATCGTTTCAATCAGGCTTGAAAAGGTGCTTGATATCGTGAATTCCCCGATTCCGAATCTTCTGCAGTTCTCGATGATTTCGTCAATGTCGTAATCCCAAATGACCTCGTTAAAGTTTATAAGGTCATTTCCTGCTTCCCTGCTGTAAAAGTATGCTGCCCCGAATGTGGAGTTGATGTTGATTTCCGCATACCCTTTTCTGTTTTCTGCTTCTTCCTCTAAAATCTCAATTGTCTTCATGGCTATGTGCCTCCTTTTCTTTTTGTAGGTACATATTCGCTCTAATCTGCTGATATATCCAGTCAATTCTGCACCGTAAATGTACCAGACATCCACGGTGCGTTTTGTGTATTTTATGACAGTTGGCAGCGGTGTATGGTTTCCAGAATCCGCTTCTGTTCTTCCTCATCCACTCCCATGCTTTCCAAGGCTTCCCTCGTTCCGCAGTCAGGGCAGATGTATGTCTCATTGTCCTTCCTTGAAAGGGCCGGCGCGCCGTGGTATGTTTTCTGACACCTCGGACAGATTCTTATCCGTATCGGTTTCATTCCCATCTTCTCACCCCGCTTTCTTCCTCTGCCCTGATTTGCGCATCCGCAAGGAAATGCTCGTCAAAGCCAAATTCAATGTATCCTTTCAGGCAGGTGCTGACATAGGAAAGCGTCGGCTTTCCAATCGGTCTGTCCTCGTGCATGATGTAAACGAAGCACCGTCTGTTCCGTATCTTCCCCGTGCGGATTCCCCTGACCTCAAGCATCATCTCCTTCTTGTAGTAGAAGGTCGGATAACCCTCGTAGCGGTCAAGTGCCGCCTCGTCCGCCTCCGTGACCTCCCACACGCCGACCGGAACTGTGCCGCCTTCCTTTTCTTCAATGGTCAGGTACGCCCCTGTTTTGCTTCCCTTAAAGAGCAGTTCATAATCCGTGATTTTTGAAGTGCCGATGATTCTTGCCGAAGGGCAGCGCATCCGCATCTGTCCGATGTTCAGGTTGCTGCCGTATGCCACATAATATCTT